GATGCGTCAGGAGATGGAACTATCGTTAAGAATGAAAGAGAGTCTTTACACGGGTCAGGACGATTAGTTAGATAATGGCTATCCAATTATTATTAGTTCCTTTTAGAGCAGTTGGAATGGCAAGACTAGCTTCTAAGATGAGAGGAGACCCAAAGACCACAGGTAATATACAATTAGGTGTTAAAACAAATTCAAAACAAATACAAAAAAAATTATCTTCGTTTCAAAAAGTATTACCAAGAATTATTGATAAAGGAGTCAAACAAGCTGGTTTTCAATTATTAGAAATAATTAAAACTAAAACAAAAAAAGGTATTGATATTAGAGGTAGAAAATTTGAACGATATAGTTCAGGTTATTTAAGAAGATTAAATCGAGAACAAAGACCAACAAAAGTTGATCTTCATTATGATGGAGATATGTTAAGATCACTAACACCTAATTCAACAGTAAAAAAAACAGGGAGACATAAAATTTCATTAGCTTTTTCAAACGCAGAACAGAGAGAAAAAGCATTATTTAATCAAGTATTTAATGACCCTAAGAGAGTATTTTTTGGCTTTAATAAAAAGACAGAAAAGATTATAAATAGATCGTTTAATAGATTTGTTCAAAAAGAATTAAGAAAGTTTAAAATATGAGTGTAAGAGAAAACATAGCATCTAATTTACTTACTGTTATTGGCAACATATCTAGCCCAGCAATTAAAAAAGCTACAAGGCAACCTTTTCCTATTGATGAACTTTCAGAACAACAATATCCAGCAGTTATTGTTCAAACATCAGAAGAAACTAGAGATGATTCGGAACTAGGTAGTGGTGCAAAAACAAGACACGGCACGATTGATTTTGTAGTATCAGGTTTTGTTAAAGGTGCAGAATCAAATATAGACACTAAAAGAAATGAGTTGATTACGGCTATTGAAACTGCTGTTGAAACTGATATTACAAGAAGTGGTAATGCTTTAGATACAATGGTTGTTGCTTGTGAAACTGATGAGGGTTCATTATTCCCTGTTGGTGCTATACAAATGACAATTAGATGTATGTATGAATATCAATCAGGAACACCATAAGGAGAAATAAATGGATAAAATTATAAACAAAATACAAAAGAAAATAGACGCAATAGAAAAATTACACGATAAGGAAAGTCTTATGTGTGAAGAAGTCAAAGACCTTTTAGAAGAACTTAGAGAAAACCAAGTCGAAGATAATATTGATGATGATTTTGAAGAAGAATTTGAAGAAGATGAAAAGTTTGACGAGGACGAAGATAAGTAGTAAAAGGACATATTATGGCTAAAGATATTAAATTATATAAAGATGGGAACGAAGTTACTATTAACGAAACTCAACTTGAAAATTTTATAGCACTTGGTTATAAGCAACAAAACGATAAAAAAGAAAAACCAAAAAAGGAAAATAAAAAATGGCCACACATCACGGAAAAGAAGGTGTAGTTAAAGCGGGTGGAACTGCAATAGGAGAATTGACGGGATTCACGTTAGAAACTACAGCAGATGTTGTAGAGGATACTCAATTATCAGATGCAACAAAAAGTTTTTTAGCTGGAAGAACATCATTTTCAGGAACTTTAGAAATGAGTTATGATGAAACTGATTCACCTCAACAAACTTTAACTGTTGGTAGTTCAATATCTTTTGTATTATTACCTGAGGGTGATACATCAGGAGATGAAAGCTTTACAGGTTCAGGAATTGTAACAGGAATGTCAGTAAATAACGCTATGGACGCAGTAATTACAAGATCAGTTACTTTTCAAGGAACAGGTGCTTTAACTAGAGGAACTGTCTAATATTAATTTATGTCAGTAATAGACATTGCTAAGTCACATTTTGAAAACTTAGGAACGCAATCTATTGAAGTTCCTGAATGGAAAGATGAAGATGGAAAGCCTGTTATCCTTTATTGGAATCCAATAACACTATCTGAAAAGAACAAGCTATTAAAAAAATCTGATACTTTAAATGATGTCAGTTTATTAGCTGATGTATTGCTTATGAAAGCTTTAGATAAAGATGGTAATAAAGTATTTAAAGTAGAAGATAAATTAGCTTTAATGCACAAAACCGACCCTGATGTGCTGACGAGAGTCGCCACTATTATGGTTCAAGCTCCCTCAGTTGATGAGTTAAAAAAAAAATAAAATCAACACCTGAAATTAAGAATTTACTTGTAGTCGCAGATAGATTAAAAATAACATTAACCCAAGTTTTACAAATGGAAGTTTGGGAGTATAATCATTGGCTATCATATTTGCTGATTGAACAAGATGAGCATATACAAGCTATGAACAAGGCAAGACATAAATAATGGCACAAAATTTAAAAATAAACATAGTAGCTAAGGATAAAACACAACAGGCTTTTAGTGGTGTAAGAGGTAAATTAAAAGGTTTAAAAGATTCAATATTTTCAGTTCAAGGTGCATTAGTAAGTTTAGGGGGTGGTTTAGCTGTACGTGCTATTGTTGGAACAGGTAGAAGCATTGAAGATTTAAATGTTAGATTAAAACAATTATTCGGTTCTACACAAGAGGGTGCTAAAGCTTTTGATGTAATGGCTAATTTTGCTGGTAGAGTTCCGTTCTCATTAGAGCAAATTCAAGCCGCATCAGGAAACCTTGCTGTTGTAGCTGGAGATGCAAACAGATTATCAAAAATATTAGAGATTACAGGTAATGTTGCGGCAGTAACAGGTTTAGATTTTACAACAACAGCAGAACAAATACAAAGATCGTTTGCTGGTGGTATTGCGGCCGCAGATATATTCAGAGAAAGAGGTGTTAGAGATTTATTAGGTTTTAAAGCGGGAGCAACTGTATCAGCAGAAGAAACAGTAAAAGCTTTTGAAAAAGTATTTGGTAAAGGTGGAAAATTTGGAAATGCAACAGATGAATTAGCTACTACATTTACAGGTACTCTTTCAATGTTAGGAGATAAATTATTTAACTTTAAAAGAAATATAGCTAACGCACAATTCTTTGAAACATTAAAAGCAGAGTTTAAATCATTAGATAAATTTATTGCAGATAACGCACAAGCTTTTGAAGATATTGCACAAGTTATTGGTAAAGTTTTAACAGTTGCAGTTAAAGGATTTTCATTAGCTATAAAAGCAGTAGCGACAGCATTTGCACTCGTTAGACAAGGATTAGAAGAATTTATCGGTTTATTAAATAAATTACCTTTTGTTGAAATCAATATGATGACTAAAGCACAAAAAGACGCTTTACGGGCTATTGAAGCACACGACAAACATATGATGAATATACAAAAAGCAACAAGTAAAAATCTTGGTTCATTAGTAAAACAAAAAACAATTACAGAACAGACAACTGAAATACTGAAAAAAGAATTTGATAAACTTACAAAACCAGCAGAACAAATTGGAAGAATATTACAAATGGGTATTGATGGATTCTCTAAAGGATTAGCAGAGTCTATTGTTATGGGTAAAGAATTAAATACTACAATGAAAGATTTAGCTAGAACTTTACTTACAGAAGTTTTAGCAACATTAATTAAAATAGTTGCACAAAAAGCTACTATGTTAGCTATTTCAAAAGCTGAAAAACAATTACAAAGTGTTATGGGTGCTATTACAGGTGGCAAGAGTGGATTAGGTGGAATAATATCAGGTGTTTTAGGAATATTTGGTAAAGCATCAGGTGGCTCAGTATCAAAAGGACAACCCGTTGTAGTTGGCGAAAGAGGTGCAGAATTATTTATACCAAACCAAACAGGACAAATCACACAATCAGCTAGAGGTGTTGGTGGAGGTGCAGTAAATGTTAATTTTGCTATAACAACTTTAGATTCTTCAGGATTTCAAGATATGTTAATTCAAAACAGAGGAACAATATCTAATATAATTAATCAAGCTGTTAATGAGAGAGGTGGAAATAATTTAGTATAATGAGTGGTGCTTTTCCTATATCAAATGCAAAATTCTCAACTATGGGAATCAAGTCTATACAAAATACAATTATCTCTAAATCAGATAGTGGTAAAAAATTAGCACGTCAAATAGATGGTCAAAGATTTGGATTTACAGTTCAAATAATTACAGGAACTAGAAATAGCACATATGGAGAACTTATGGCTTTTATTATGAAGCAAAGATCAGGAAAAGAAAACTTTACAATTATTCCACCTGAAATAGAAGATGCTAGAGGAAATGAGACAGGCACAGTATTAGTTAATGGTGTTCACGCAGTAGGAGACACAACGATTGCAATGGACGGATTCGCTGGCGATGGTGCGGGCAGATTTAAGACGGGAGACTTTATTAAATTTGCTTCGCACAATAAAGTATATATGGTTGTTGCAGATGTAACTTCAAGTTCTAATGCGGCTACTGTCACTATTGAACCACCTTTAACAACAGCTTTAGCAGATGATTCGGTTGTAACTTACGACAATGTTCCATTCACAGTTTATCTTACTTCTGATATACAAGAGTTCGGAGCTATTGGTGCAGATAAAGATGGTGCTGTTTTATATGAATATCAATTTGATGTAGAGGAAGCTTTATAATGAAATACTTGGTTAAGCA